CGACGCATTTCCGCCCACCAGGGAAGTCGGAATTACCCCCCCCTATGTCGCGGCGCTACTCTCCAAACCAGTCGATCTCCTCAAACGCCTTGCGCGCCTTGACCAGGGCTATGCGCTCGGCTCGTAGTACATGCGGCTGCGATAGGCCCAGCAGTGTGGCCACGTCGCGCTGGCTGTGGCATCCCTGCTCTGCCACGTCCAGAGCGCATGTGGGGGTGCCGTCCTCCATGAGCTCTGGCCTGAGCGTGATCTTGGTGCGGACGGTCTGGTCCCAATGGTTGCGCGTGACCTCGTCCGAGCCCAGGTGATAGCGGCATCCGAACCAGGGGCAGGGACGGGGGCCATGCTCGCACTGTCCTCGTATGCGCGGGCGCCTGGGCATGGCCTATGGGTAGTGGCATTCTCATGGGCTGTCAAAGGGTGCTGGTTACGCGCTGCGTTATACGCCTGCCTGTGCACCTTCCAGCGGCGTTCAGTATGCCTTCCTATGCTGTTCAGTATGCCTTAATTTTTCCTCTACCGGAAACCGGAGATTGACATACCAAATCTACCCGGCCTCCGTAAACTGTCACTAATATATATTATAAAAATACTAAGTGACAGTTTCTCATGGGGGAGTATACAGAGGTTGTTTATCTCCGGTCTCCGGTGGAGTTTTGCGGGACGCCCTTACATATTTTTCACCGAATATAGGGATAAATTCCTTACGTTGTCCTTCATGTAGGATATCCGCTTACCCGCAATAGTCCTGTTGCAATACTTGTGCAGTAGCTTACCGCATTTTACGGCAGAAAGCTTTTTGGCTCGGCGAGGGATGGCGTCCAGGGCATCGGACAGATCCCGATCTTCCACGGCCACGTCCAGCACGTCCCGCACTGCGAATTGGCTATCCAGGCCGAACGCTCCCTCGAGGGCCGCCACAAGCCTCCCCAGAGTCTCCCTGTCGGTGTCTGGGGGCTTGATCGGGTCGTCCTGGTCCCTTTCCACGTCCGGACAGCCTGCGTACAGCAGAGCGTCTCTCACGACGCTACACCAGCTCTCATAGCTACCCTTGGGCCTTCCGCCGTCCTCAGGGCGCCCGGCCACGGCGTGAGCTCTCAGGATAGTGAGGGCGGCCCCGAGGTACTCAGAGCGGTGCTCGGCCGCCTGGGTGGTCACGGGGTCGTGTCTCCAGCCCGAACGGCGCTCTGGAAACTCACTATCCACCAGCTGATCGCAGTATATGGCCCTGCGGTCCACGTCCCCCACGATCTCGGCGTTGTTGACCGTGGCTGCCATCACGGTGCGCCAGTCGAAGGCCGCGGTCTTATTGGAGCCCAGGATCCGGGCGATCGGGGTGGTGGAGGTCAGCCAGAGGTCCAGGGGGTCGCCTCCGATGCCTGTGGAGACGTTATCCCAGTTGATCAGGGGTAGGCCCAGCAGGGCGATACTCACCAGGGCCTTTTCACACTCGTCGCGGTTGGGCTGGTAGCGATGGCACGGCGCGGTTACGCCCAGGGCGATCAGGGACACGAGATCGATCAGCTTGGTCTTGCCAGCGCCCCGGATATTGGCCGTGGACAGGAAAAGCGGGGTCGGCCCGTCTATTGCGGGCCTGGCCAGGATCGTGAGCAGCAGGGCCAGCCAACTTGCGCGCGACGCCTCATCTCGAAACTCGAAATCACACACGAGGTCAAATAGCAGGTCCCGAGCTGCGACCACGTCCTCCATGGTAGGCCTTGTGGGCACAGAAACAGCCGGCACCTTGGATAGGTAGAATCCCGTGCTTTCGGAATACCCCGGAGTGCACACGATGTCCCCAGCGCGGTCGATAAGCGGCGAGGTTGACACACCGTAAAGTGGCCGGATACCCTTCCAGTGCCCGAGGCCGTGAACCTGTTGAATCAGCCATCCCGGGGGGTGCTTTTCCTTGAAATCATCACTTCGGCCGTCGTAGCCGATGAACGAGCACACCCTGGTGATTGAGTACCTCAGCGAAGATGGCGAAAGGGGCCTGACGATCAGCGTGCCCTCGTCCATGCGGACGTTTTTCGGCGCGGCGTCCGGCGTGGATGGGATGACGCCGGCTAGCTCCTGGTTGCGCTGAAAAAGGTCCACCTTGGATGCCGCTATGGCCCCGATCGTCTCGTCCACAACGCGGTGCTCGTCCGTACCGAGCGCGATCGTGCGCTCTGAGGTGAGCGAAGTCCTGAGCTCGGCGAGCTGCCGCTCATAGTCCGCCGCGGACTTGCGATCTCCCTCCTGCAGCGCGCGGGAGTATCGCTTCGCTGCCCGCTTCATGGCGTCCTGGTGCCACCGCGCGATCACCTTCTTGACGGCCTGGGCGAGGTCCTCGGGCGTTGGTGTGTGCGCTGTAGCCTCCACCAGCCAAGACAAGGCATCGCCCGACTTCTTGGGCCAATCTTTTACGGCCTCGAGGGCGCTGGTGATCGACTCCAACCGTAGCGGGACGTTGGACGCCGCTAGTCGCCTAATACGGTCCCAGGCGATGGCGCACTCGGGCGTGGTGAAATGGTGCGTCTGTATCTGGTTCGCTATCTCCGGGATTTCAGAGTTAGCGATCACCGATGCGATGATCTCGCATTCTAGACGGGATTGGAGGTTCATGGGTGGGGTGTCTCCAGCCCTACCGCGCCGCCCTTTCCAGCGCACGGAGCTTCTCTGCGTGTTCCTGAAACCACTTACGCGGGGATTCGATCGGCTTGCGTGGGTAATAGGACGCGGCGGAGCCCCAACTTTGCTGGGTGTCGCCCGGGATCTTGAATTTCGCGATACGGCGCTGTTCCTCGGCGTTGAAAAATCGCACGTCTGCGTGTGGGTCGTCTTGCCAGTCACTCAATGACATCGAAAATACTCCGCTGCCCAGCGCGGGCGGATTGAAGTGTCAGGCCCCGTTGCTCGGCTTGTAGGCGCTCTGCGGCGGTCTCAGCGTAGTGCGGCTGCATCTCATGGCCTACGAAGCGCCGGCCAAGCCTGAGACACGCAACGCCGGTGGTGCCGGAGCCGCAGTAGGGATCCCAGATGAGTTCGCCTGGATCCGTGAACTTGTGAACCAACTCCATCATCATCGCAACTGGCTTCTCGGTCTCATGTAGCCGTGTGCCAGCGCCACCCCCGGCGTAGTTGTTGCGCCCAACGGTGGTGTAGTCGAGGACAAGCGGCTTGCCGCCGCCGTTCCAGCGCTTCTTGCCCTTACGATGCAAGCACACGACGCCGTCGCCCCACACCGCCGGGCGATCTCCTGAGAACTGCGGGGTAGGCCCGCGCTTTAGCCATGTCCCAGCGCGAATGTACTTGTCCCCGCATGCCTCGGCATACAGTCCAATCTGCTCTACTGAGCAGAAGAGCACGGCCCACCGACGAGCCAAGAACACCAATTCTGGACCGATGGCGCGCGGGTCGACCGGATCGAAACTCTTGGGCGCATTGACGCAGATTGCGCGATGGTTGCTGTACCCACTCCACCCAACACCAGAGCGCCCGTTGACGTGGGTTCGCTCATCGTACGGTGGGTCACTCAGAATGCAGTCGACGTCGACCGGTGGGGTGCACTCCCACCTCCCGCAACGAATTTCCCAGCCGTCGCCGGTATAGATCATCTGCGCTTCCTGTTTGCCAGTGCGGCAACAGCCAGCAGCGCCTTCTGTGTTGCGCCTAGGTGGTCGATGTTACCACCAGCGATTTCGATTTGCTGTAGGCCGGCAGAGACTAGCTCGGTTACTTCGTCCGCTTCGTCCGGTTCGTCCGGTTCTTCAGCCAGCGCGCCGCCACGTCTCACCTCGTCGCGTAGGGCGGAGATGGCGTCGATAATGAACCCGAATGCTATCCGTGCTTCGCCGTCTGCCCAGTCAATGCGCTGAGCTTCATGGTACGCGGCACGAAGCAGTCTGGTCACCGGGTCGGGCGCTACTTCGGCCGGGTGCGGTTCGTCTTGCTCTGCTGCTTCTCGGAACGCATCGTTGATTTCACGCGCGCTTCCTCCCATTGGTGAACTACCTTCGTCACCAGTTTGTGCTTGAGGCAGCAAACGGCTATCGGCCAAACCTTCGGGTTTCTGAAAAGCATCCTCATCCTCCCTCGTTTCGGAGTAATCGCGGGCTGCGCCTTCTGCGCAGTGCATACCCTCTGGTTCGTGCCTACTGTATCCATAGGCAAGATCGGCCGGTCGGATGCCGCTTGATACACACCAGAAAAAACTAAGCGGCTCGCCATCACCGGATGGTCTAACTACCAACCTCAACTCTCGCCAATCAGCCCTGTACTCCCCGTCCTCTTCGCGCCACGGGGGGCGGTCCGGCTCATCCCAGTGCGCATCCCCAGGGTGCGTCTCGGACTGCGCGGCTTCTTGCATTTCTCGGATGGCGTTTTCCGCCTTCTCCGCTATCTCGTCCGCTACGTCCGGGGCGCCATGGACGGGGACGCGGTAGATTGTACACCTTGTCATGTGTTCTTGCGACTCGAGGAACACTGCAAGGTCTTCGCCAGAGGCAAATGCGTGGGCCGTAGTCGAGCCATCCCCGTTGTGACGCACTGCAACCCACACCTCTCCCGGCGCTTCCGCTTGCGGGGAGAGGCGGCGGGCTTGGTCGGCAAGCCCACTGATGTGTCTTTCGAGGTGCGAAACCCCTTCAGCCGCTTCAAATGCCAGCCGATCCAAATCCCTCGCCAGCTTCTCCGCATCCTCAGACGGCTGGGGGACGAGACGGCTGACATCCTCCGCGATCCTGTCAAAAACCTGCCCGGTTTCTATCAACCCCTGCGTTTTTAGAGCTGTGGCGCGGGCTCTAATCTCCCTCGCCAGCACTTCCGCATCCTCTCCCGTCCCCGGCGCGCACGACTTGAGGCGAGTTCGCCAACCGCTCAAAGTCGACCGATCGGGCATAGGCATATTGGCATAGCAATACGGCGCCATCTCCCGCACTACCTCGCGCCATGCGGCGGACTGGCGTGGGATTCGATTCCAGGCGCTTTCAGGCAGTGACACCATCGGGCATTCCGCGTCCGAGCAAAACAGCCAACCGTTGTTTTCTCGTTTGGATTCTCCGTGGCAGATCGGGCACGGCTTCAGCGTCTCTTTGGTTTCGCTCATTGGTCGGGCTCCTTCCACACTACGCGCAATACCGTCTCGATATCGTCCGCTAATGGATCGCGCTGATTCGGCCATAGGCGCAGAGAGATCGCATCCCACAGATTCAGCGCAAACAACCCCCATAGCGGAAACAAGGCAAGCGCAAACATGGCGATCGTTTCATGTGTGCTCATTGGTCGGGCTCCTCTACCACCACGCCGGTCACGCGGTACGGGTACTGACTCGCGAATTGCTCAGCAGGCATATCCCTGTAAAGCCCAACTCGCGGCATTAGCGGTTTGCAGCCAACCATTTTCTGAATTCCGCGGGACCAGTGGCCAGTCAACAGAACCACGGACTTGCCGTTGGTATACAGCGCGCCAGCTTTCAGTTTTTCACTCATTGTCTCCCTCCACCATCTCAGCGAACGCCCGCAGCGCGGACAGGGGATCGCCCTCTATCGCCCTAGCGCGGTGCTTGTCGTGGTAACACCTAGCCGACCATACGTCTGATGATATGGTCATCACGTTCACCAGCTCCCCACACTCCGGGCATCTCGGCCACTCGAAATCAGGTATCATCGCTGCCCCCTTTGTCGTATCGATCGATTGCTGAGCAAAGGGCTTTTGGCTGAGTCTCTCCAAACGGATCATCACGCCATTCCCGCGCCGCGTCCAAGACGGCCCAAAGCAGCTCGATCTCCTCACGCTCGAACCGCGGCATTTTTTGCATTTCGTCTCGCACCATTTCCCGTCTAGTCATCACTCCACCTCCACCCCTTCCAGCGCGCGGGAGATAAGGAACAGGCAATGCTGCACACCGTCGTGATAGCCAGTGCTGTACTCGTCACAGCCAAGCTTAGCAGCGGCGCAGCGCTTCTACTCTGCGTCGATTGATTGCCCCGCCTTGACCAGCGCCGGCAGCGCGGCGCGGGAATGGCGAGGCTGTCTTGGTCGCCGATGATCTCGTGCACGGCCTCGGCGCTCAGGTAGTCGCCGTCGGTCTTGCCGGTGCAGGCGATGCGGATGGCGGGCAGGGTGGCGATGAGGTTGAGCTTCTTGCCTCGTACTGCTGCCGCCTCACACACCGCCTCCAGCCGGGCGATCTCGGATTTGATGTCAGTCATGGAATCACCCCCAGACACCACGCCACAAGCGCAACTGAAAACCGACGATCTCTTTGTCGGTTGCAGTTTTCCACCAGCCGGATTTGTATTTCTCGATCGCCTGTTCTTTCGTCATCGTTCTATCCCTCCTGCTCCTCAGAGCGATTCTGCGGTTTCTCCTGCCACGATCGCGGCTACTGCTCCAGCCAGGATAATCAGCGGTACGCTGAGCGCGATTGCGGCGCGGCTACGCCGGATCATGGTCGTCCCACCCCATGGCGTCCCGGATCACCCTGCCCAGCTGCTCGACCATTTCAGGGGTGTAGTTGCCGCCCGGCGGGGGCAAAATGAAGATCGGCGGGATGGCGGCGCGGCGGCGCTGGACTTCCACGAGGTCCTCCAGAGCGCCAAGTATTTTGATAAGGGCCACAGTGGCGTGATGGTTTTTCGTTTCCTCCATTGCTATCACTCCTCCACGGGCTCCAACTCACCCGCGTCCCTATCGTCGTCGAGGTACTTTTCGAGCTCCGCGACGTTGGCCCCGTGTTCCTCCAGCGCGGCAGCGTAGGCCCTACGAAGCGCGGTATAGTTCTCCGGGGTGGGTTCGTCCATGTACCGCGCCAAGGCGTCCCACGCGGCGCTTACAGACGCGCTGGCGCCAAGGCGTAGGATGTGGGTTAGTCTGTCTTGGTCGCGGTTCTGCATGATCTCACAATCTCCTGCGCGTCCTCGAGACTCCGCGCGACGCCTACAGTCCACCCGATGGCACGGAGCGCCTGTAGGAACAGGTCCTGCGACCTCGTTAGCGTGCCTTTCGGGGTTTTCACTTCGATCGCCAGGCCGAGATCCAATACCAGCAGGTCGGGCACTCCGGTGATGACACCCATCCGCTTCAGGATCGCAGCTTCGCGCGGGCTCCGGTGGCCTTCGTTCGGGACGTGGATCGCTAGGTGGCGCTCACTGCGGAGCCACTTGACGATCTGGATCTGGATCTGGCGTTCAGTCATGGCAACACGCGAAACTCCACGGCCCACACCCATGGGTTTGTATTCCAGCCGTAGCCGCGAGATGCGTTGATCGAGTCCCAGAGACGGGTAAACTCATCTCCGTGGACGTGACACCAATGCTGCTGAAACGCCGCGTCAAAGTAGTCACGCGGAGGACGGTCGCTCAGGCACGGACACTTACCGAGATAACTTCCTTCTGCCAATGCATCGCTGGCCGAGATTGATCTCACCCTCTCCACGCGCACGTCGGTGACCTCCAGGGTGATCCGGCTCGCCCAGCGGGGCATGTGGATCGAGGGGCGCCATTTCGTGCGCGATGGGGCCGAGCACGATGGCCCGCCTTCCGTCAACCCGAACTCACCTCGAGAAACCGCGGTGACGGGGTGATCGCTGTCGCCTATCCAGCCCGAACCGTCGGAGCGGTAGAAGACGCAGTGGCAGGCGCCTCCATAGGTCCATCCAGGCGCCCACGTCTCCCGCACCCAGAGCCGGTCGCCGGGCACGCCGTAGGGGCACGGAAAGCCATGTCGCCCAGGCAACCGTAGCGGCTTCCAGCCCGGATCCATGTCGTCTGTATAGACGGCCCGGAATCCGGACTCTGTACATGGTTCGCATACGCGAGCAACTGGCCCCATTCCATCGCCACATTGGCCGAACGCCTGCTTCACCACCCTCCGCGTCTGGGTCTTCCGCCCGTCTAGAATCGCGCGGACCATGGGCCCGCTGAAAATGATCGGTCGCTCTTTCATTGCATTGCCCTCCACTTCCCAATCAACGCCCCCGCCTGTCGCTTCGTGCAGCCGTCCGGGATTGGAATCCGCTTCCAGCGCATGAAGCCAAGTTGCTTGGCCGTGGCGGGGTCCGGAAACTCCGCGTCAAGGGTTAGCAGCCGGTCGAGTAGCGCGGTGGCCTCGCCGCGGTTGACGTCGCGTTGAATGTCGACGCCGAAGCGCCGGATCGCGGTCAGTTGTTTCTTGGTTGCCGGCTTGATCTCCCAGGCGAGCTCGGGCTGATAGCCGGATAGGCCCATGGCCTCGACGGACCAGCGCGGCGTGATGTCCTTGGACCTCCACGCCAGCGGCATGGCTTCGATCTGCCGTTTCATGTCTTCGACGGATTGCAGCGCTTCGGCTACCGCTTCCGTGATGTTTCGGCCGTTGGCGTCGTGCTTTTCGGTCGGGACGTCGGAGGGCATTCCTGCAAGCCGCAAGGCGGACTGCGTAGCGAGTTGGTGACGCTGTCCGACGTCCAGGAAATCCACGATGACACAATCTGTCTTGTTGGGCGCAACCCTCAATCCGCGGCCGACGCATTGCACGTATAGGCTTCGGCTTGCGAGAGGCCGCGCCATAAGGATCGCACTGGTCTCAGGATCATCGAATCCCTCCGTCAGAATTCCGCAGTTGCAGATCGCGTCGAGTTCGCGGCGCCTGTACGCAGCGATCTTGTCATCGCGCCCGGAGTCTCCACCCCAGATAGCGGCGCTACGGAAGCCCATGGCGGTCAAGGTCGCGCCCATATTCCGGGCATGGGCAACCGTGGCACCAAATACAATTGCCTTTCGCGGGTGGCAAAGTCTCCGGTATGCGTCGGCCACCAGGGTATTGCGCTCGGGCGTGTCGATCTCCGCGAGCCCGGACGCGGCAAACTCACCGCCGCGCATGGGCACGCCGTCAAGGCTGCAGGCGGTTTGCACTCCGTATTGACGGATCGGCACCAGGTAGCCGTCCCGCACCGCGTCTATCAGTGGATAGGTGTAGGCGGGCTTTTGGCCAAAGATGTGACCCAGTTTCCAGGGCGTGGCGTTATCGGGCGCACTCTCGGGTAAACTGTCGTCGTCGTCCTCATCCAGCCTGTACGGCGTCGCGGTAACCCCCACCGTCTTGCAGTCCGCCCACGCGATGAGATCGCGGTACGTGCGCGCTGTGGCGTGGTGAGCCTCATCTATCACAAGCAGGTCGGGGCTCGGCGTACGCTCCCGGCGCGCCGCGTGGAGGCTCGCCACGCTTGCCACAGTCACGCGGCCCGGCTCGTGAGTGCTACCCTGGATCCGGCCGGGTAGGACCCCAGTGTGCTCCCAGATCGTGCGCTCGGCCTGGTCCAGGAGCTCGCTACGATGTGCCGCGAAGATCACTCGGCCCTGCGTCTGCCTGATGAGTTCGGCGATCAGGACGGTTTTCCCGGTGCCCGTGGGAAGCACTAGGAGCGCATTGCCGCGGTGGGATTGCGCGGCTTCGACGGCTGCTAGTTGGTAGCCGCGGAGGGCGTACACTAGTCGTCATCCCCCAATGTTGTTCCCCAAACAGTAGTTACGCCCAGCCGCGTCAATGCCGGGCTGAAAGGATAGTCCTCCCATCTTTCGTCTTCTGAAATGTCCAACTCGATCCCCGCCAATTTGAACGCCTTATAGATGTCGTCCCACATGTCTCCCATGTGGTCGCAAAGCGTCGCAGACTGGTAGAGTTGCAACAGGATGGCCGTATCCATCTTTTCTGGGATCTTGTGTTTGTTGCTACTCATCTTCGCCCACCTCCAGCAGCCTGGACGCGATAACAATCACCGGACCTTTGTACTGTCCGCGCTCCAGGCGCTTCTTGAATACGCGCTTGAACCATTCGTCGATCTTCGCCCTGTCTTCCGGGGTGACCGTCTGGTCGTCGTCCCACGGGTCATCGACGATTCGCGGCCACTTGTCGTATCGATCACTCATCCTCCCTACTCCCCAAGCCCGTGCTTCCTTGCCCAGGTCTCCAGTGCCTGCACCCTGCGATGTAGCCTCATGTTCAGGCGGCGCGTGTGCGCGTAGTCTGCGGCGTCTTGGATCAGGCGGCGCAGTAGGTGTGGGTCCACCTCGGCAAGCCGGAAGTGGCAGGGCTTCGATCCAATGGAGACCTTGGCCCTGCAGTCCAAGGCGTAGCGCTCCTGTGGCGTTGTGCGTGGGTGTCTCATTCGTCCTCCAATACTTCTGGCGCTGTCGTGGCCTCGCAGGGGTCGGGTTCATGGCGCCATGTATCGATGGTCTTCACCCCGTCCTGGTAGTGTTCTGCGTACCAAGCCTTCGTGCCTCCGCTGCGCCACCAACGAGTGCGCATGGTGTAGCAGCGCCACCCCGGCTCATAGCCATCTGGGAGGCCGGGTTCAATGAAATCAACGCCGGAATACTCCACGACACGCACGGGATACACGTCCACGTCGCCTATCCGCACCATTAACCCTGTAGTGTCAATGCTCATTCTTCCTCCCAGCCGCACTGCCAGACTGCCTCCATCCTGCGCACGAGGCCTCGCATGGCGCCCATGCAGTCGCCGTAGGCGTCCTCTGGGAGGTTGGTGCGGCACCATGCGTCCTGGGCCTCGTAGTACATCTGGACGGCCTCCAGGTGGTCCTCGCACTGGCTGGCTGGCTCTTGGGCGCCACAGCAGATGGACAGTGCTGCGGCGATGGCCAGCGCGATTGCTTGTCTACTCATCTTCAATCACCTCAGGCGCTCTTCAGCCGTGGTCTTCATGGCTTCAGTTCCTCAATGAGTACATCGCGCTGTTCCTTCGTGAACTCTGCCTGGTCGATGATCACCATTTGAAGGCGGAACCTCTCTTCTCGCAACCTCTCCACCTCGGCGAGCAGGGCGCTGATATCGTCGGCCTGGGCCGGGATTGGCGCGTCAACATACCCGTTCTCCAGCCGCTCCCGGATTTCCTCTAGCTCAGCCTTGGTCATCCCTCATCCCTCCTGTAGTACATCCATCCACGCAGGTCGTACTCCACTTCCCCGCCGGTGGTGTTGGGCCACTCGTCGCGCTCCAGGCAGCGCTTGTAGACGCGGAGCTGCTCAAGGTACGCGTCCCGCCCGACCTCCAGCAGCGCCAGCGGAGCCGGCTTGCCGAAGCCCACGCAATACGGAGGCTCGGGCTCGACCGTGATCCACCGCCAGTCCGGGCCGGTGTAGATTCCCGCGGCCTCACAGATATCGAGGTACAGGGCCGCCTGCCAGTGGTAGCCGAGCTTGCCGATTTCGCCGTTAAACGACTCGGGGCGCACGTCTCCGCAGGATTTGAGGTCGCCGAGTCCCAGCGTTTTGTGGATTATGTCCACCAGGCACTTGCACTTGACGCCTTCGATCTCGGCGAATACCGGAACCTCACAACCTCCCGCGTCGCGAGCCTCACGGATCATCGGGCCGGCAAGGGGATGCCCCATGACGGACTCCACGCAGCCGCGGACGTGATGATCCGTGTCCTGGGCGATCGGCGTGATGCCTTGCCGCTTGCACCGGGCCTTCCACTCCTTGCCCGCGTCGGATCGCATAGACAGGCCGACGAACGTCATGTCTTTCGGCTTGACCGCGACGTTGCCCAGGGCCTCCTGCTCGGCCTTCCACTCCTTGCCCGCCTTGACCCAGTCGCCCTTTTTGCCTACGTGGTGATCCTCGCATACCACCATCCAGTCGGGCAGTTCGCTGAGAGTCATGGGGGGCACTTGATAGTGCGCTTCGTAGAACGCTTCGCCCTGAAGGCACAGCGCATGGATCGCGCTGCCCAGGGCCTGACTATCGGTTTGCGGTTTGCGGTGTTTTTGGTTCCACTTGAACGTCGCGGGGCTCTTGGCGAGTAGCTTCGCGCCCGAGTAGTGGAACGCGGGCTCTGCGCGGTAGTCGGATTCCGAAACGCTAGAAGGGGATTTCATCGTCGCTCACTTCCGCCGCTGGCTCGTGCCGGGTGAGCACGCTGTTGATGTAGTGGTTGAGGTACTGCCCGTTTCGCGCGGTATTAACCGAAACGATGTCACCCACCACCTCGGAAGCACGGCCTCTGATCTCATCTCGGCCGCGCGGCGCGGGATTGAAAATCACGTCACAGACCTTTTTGAGCCACTTCAGGCGGTCCTTGGCAAAACTCTGCCAGAGCGTGGCGCCGGCGTCGCTGTGGACGTCCTCGATCTCGATCACCAGGAAGTCCTCGCCCTGTTTTTCGGAAAACACCACCTTGCACTCCACGATCCGACAGGTGTGCTCGCCCTCCCCTAGTGGCGGACGGTCGGCGCCATCGCCGGTGCTGGTGTTCTCGTAGTCGGGATCTGCGGGGTAGTTGTGGGTCACTAGAGCACCTCCACCACGCTAGCAACGTGGTCGTCGTTCCATGTGTTGGAGTCCTCGGGCACGGTGCCCTCGGACTGAAGCTTTCGCACCACCGCGGCGATCTTCTGTCCGCTCAAGCCCTTGGCCTTACCGATCCGGATCACGGTCTCTCTGGGCGTCTCAGTCGCTGTGGTGGTGGTTGTGGGCTCGGGTTGGGGTTCGGGAGTCGCTTCGGGAGTCGCTTCGGGAGTCGCTTCGGGAGTCGGTTCGGGAGTCGGTTCCGGTTCCGCTTCCACTTCCACCACCCCACCGATCAGGTCGGGTTCTGGGTCGTTGTCTTCCTCCACCCGCGACGCCGCCACGAGCTCGCGATACTGCGTGGGCTCCGTTCCTCCTACCGCGGCGCGTACCGCCTGCCGCTGTTGTGCGACGTGCAATGCCATCGCCTGAACCTCGCCGAGATCTTGCGCGCGGAGCTCGAGCCAGCACACATAGACCGTGGTGGCCTTGCCTTCCGGCGACACAGTCACCGGGCCGACGCGCAAGGTCAGCGGGATGCCCTGCAGGACTCCCACCGCCTGCCGGATGTGTAGCAGGCTGCCCACCATCTGCTGAATCGAAATCAGCGACGTAGTGCGCCAACGGTGGACCGCGCCAGCTACCGCAAAGCCCGGCAGGGCCAGCGAACATAGCAGCGTGCCGTGGGGCTTGCATTCCCTGGTCTCGAGAAGCGGACACGGGCAGCCGATTTCCTCGCCGGTCTCAGCGACGATGGCCGCCTCCCCGTCTCCGCTGCACTGGAGCTTGCGGCCCTTGTAGCGCGCGTAGCGCGTGGGAAACACGTCGTCGATCTCGTCGCTGTGTAGGATCACGGGCAGACGTCGGATCTTGCCGTCGCTATCCGCGCAACCGCAGGCGGCGAGTGCGGCCATGATCTGGTCGTTGGTCTCCAGGTCGCCGGCCGCGTCCCGCTGGGACGTGGTGATGGTGAAGGCGTCGTGCTTGATCGGCAGGCGATAGGTTGAGCCGCCTTTGGACGTGCGCGTCTCGCCGAGCCCGCCGATCTTGATCTTGCCGCCTTCGGCCAGGGTAGGCTGTAGGTTCTTGATCATCTGCTATCCCTCCTAGTGGGTTGTGGATGCCATCCGAGGGAGTCGAACCCTCGCCGCGGGGCGTTCCCGGGCCCGCGCGGGCTGCCGACGATGGCTGTTGTGCTAGGCTTCGGGGATCGGCCCAGTCAGAACCTCCAGCCCCTTGACCAGCGCGTCCTCCAGCACGGCCTTTGCCGGGGGCGTGAAACCGAAGGCCGCATGCTTCGCGGCGATCTTCTCGGCCTCGGCGATCTGCTCATCGGTCGGACGGATGGCCATCCGGCGCGGAGCGCGGGGCTTCTTGACGTCATTCGGTTTCGCGGGCTTGTTCGGCTTTGTCGGCATCGTTCTCCTCCTCATTGTCTCTCATGGTCTGCACAATCGCATCCCATTCGTCTTGGTTGTACCCCACCTCAACCATGAGCCAGCCGATCAACCACTGAGCCGCCGAATACGGCTTGGGCTCGGTTTGCTGGAGTGCCTCTAGAGCTGCGTCGAAATGATCGCGCATCGTAGAAACTGGTCGAGGCTCATGCATTTCATTGACTCCTTTTTTCTCAAAATGCCCCTTGCGGCCTGGGTGGGTTGACGGCCCACGCTCTCCCGCTGCGATGTCAATCCGGACAGGGGCGGATCCGGTCGCTGGTTTGTTGCTCTTAGCAAAGATCCTTCTGACACGTGGGCACGCCAGCCCCGCGCCTTGCTTCGCGCAATTCGTCTAGGGGCATGAGGTAGCGCCGGCTGAATTCCCGCATACAGGCTTCACGCCAGCACAGGCCGTGCGAATACATGTGTTCTGGCTTTCCGTCCTGCTCCCAGCCGTAGGGCGTTCGGCAGTACATGCAGACTCGGACAATCATGGTCACGCTCCATGCGGTAATAGGTGCCCGCGCCGGTGGCGTCGTGATGCCCATGGTAGGACCACCACCGGCGCGAGCAGAAAAATTAGGATGTCTTGGTTTCGGGCATCACGATAGTGTCCAACCTACTCCGACTCGTCGGAGCGTGTCAACTCTTTTTCGGGGGCCTGGCCGAGATCGCAGGAATGGCGAAGCTTGGCCAGGCTTTCCCATGTCTTCCGGTCTGCCCTAAGTGTGCATTCCGCCCCAGGAGCACTGCACAAGATCCACCCGTCCCCGCCGTCAAGGGCTGGCGCGCCACAGTTAGGGCAGTCGCTGACGTTTCGTTCGATTGCTCGCGCCCGTCCGATATTCTCGCTCATCCCTCATGCCTCTCCCGCCCGTCGTCGGGCGCATTGCGATCCAGCCACTCCCGGATTGCCCGCTCGGCTACCGCGCGCATCTTCATGCCGGTCTCCAGGCAGTGCACCTTAAGCCGATCGCGTAGGGCCACGGGGATCCAAACAGTGGAGTGGCTGAGTTTGGGGTTTTTGGGCATCACTCGACCTCCCATGCCTCCGAGAACTCTCGGTCTGCAAATAGTTCAGCTAGCCCGGTCACCTGCTTGAGTCGCAGCACCTCATCGGGGTCCATGCCGAGCTCCTTGCCTATCTTCTTGTCTGACCAATTTCGCCGGGCCAACTCCTGCACGATCTCGCTCATTGCCCCGACCTGATGCTTGCCCCTGGCTCGGTTGTGCCGGATGGTGCTTGCGATACGGTCGCCGCGGTCCGTGCGCTCATCGTTGATGACAACAACCGGGAGGTGGGTTAGCCCCAGCTCGCGGCCCACAAGATGGCGGTGGAAGCCGTCAACTACTTCATAGGTTCCATCGTCCAGAGCCCACACAACGATAGGCTGTGTGTACCCGTCTGACTCGATCGACGTCATGAGCAGCGCCATCTCTGGCGGCGCCACCTGATTGGGGTTGTAGTCGTTGGCATGCACTAGATCGGTCTTGACCCACTGCACCCGCGACACCGGGTGATCCTTGGTCCAGCCTAGATCAGTCCCCATGCGTCTCTCCTTCGCCTCATGAGGCGCTTATAGTTTTCGTAGGCGTCGCTCTTGGTTTGCGTAAAGCTCAGCCCCTTGCACCAGTAGTCATTACGCAGAAGCGTCTTGCAGATGCGCTTCCAGCTCGGCGCCGACTTGTCCAGAGGTCCGTCGTCTGGGATGCCGTCCGGGTATCCGCGGTCGGCGTACCACTTGAGGAACACGGCTATCTTATCCTCGTAGTGGTCCCGTGTCTTGGCCGGCATCGAGCCCAGAAGCATCTTGGAAAACGACTCCCAGGTGTGTCCTTCTGGAAGCGTGATCTTTCGCATCCCCTGAATGTTGCCGCTGTCTTGCGAGTACAGTGCGCCTCCATTGGCCCCGTTGACGCGCGCCACGATGCGCGCCCAGGTCTCGGGCTCGATGACATGGAACAGCCACAGCCCCTTGCGCTGATCGTCACCATAGGGCTGGCAGATGCGCTGCTGATGGATGCCGAGCCCGGCCTGATACATCCGGTCATAGAGCCGGTTGTACGTCGCTCCGGTCATCGCGTTGTACGTCCAGATGTCTTCCGTGCGCCAGTCGTAGATCGGATACACGTTGTAAACCGTCTTGGCGTCCTGAATGTATGTGGTCCACTGTCGGCCCTCGAATGACTGCTTGCGCTTGCTGGCGATCGTCCGATATCGGTTTAGACTCTCGTCCGTCCGGATGCCAACCAGGCACGCCGTGAGTTTTCCGCGCGAGTACCACTCGCCAAAACGCGGCACGAACTCCTCGAACTCCATATTGCGCTCGAAAAACGGGAAGGCGCCCATATCCGTGATGGCCCCGGCCGGCGGCTCTCGCACCCAGTCCGCGCATCTGTCCGGGTTCCAGCATTGCCATCTGGGCTCGAAAACCGAAACGGCGTTACGCAGGGCCAGCGGAAGACACACCCAGTAAGGGTCAATGCAATCCTGGTACTCCTCCAGCATCTCTTGGATGTGGTCGATCGTCAGTTTGTATTGGCCCTCGAGATCCACGAAAAGCACACCGACGCGGCGCATCCTGGCCCGCGCCTCTGCGCAGACAAGGTGCATCATGACGGAGGAGTCCTTGCCGCCGCTGAAGCTCAGATAAATCCGCGGGAACGTGTCAAAGGTCCACTCAATGCGTTGACGAGCTGCGGTTAGCACGTCTATACCCAGTCCGCGCTTAGGCATAGTCCCTCACGTACTCCTCATCAACACGCTGGATTTCGCCGTCGATGGTCACAACGCAGAAGTACCGATCCACGCGGCGCCAGGACAGCGGCGCAGATACCTCGTACACGTAACCATCACCGCACTCAAGCCAGTAATACTTGTAGACTCCGCGAGTGTGCGGCGCGTTGGCCTTTGAGTTGTTGAATGTGGGCTTGATGAACTCGCGGTCGATGCGCCCGCAAGACATCCGTACGCGCGCAACCCATGCGTTGCACTTGATGGCGTTTGGCTCACCAATGAGCCTGCACGCAGCGTTGACATTGCGCCTGCGTCCCCAGCCGATATCCTCAATCCTGAGCGGTGCTCTCATAGGGATTGCTCCAGATTGAACGAGCTATAGACCGGTGTCTGCTACCACCGACGCGGTCGATGTTGTCGCAGATGCGGTTGTAATGCGGCGTAACATCGGTTTTCCAGGCCTCGGTCCATGTCGATGAGTATGTGGCTCGCTTGACAATTTTCGTCCTCATGGTCTCTCTCCCTTATCATCCCGTCTGGTAAGCCTGCCGGCTTACCGGGCGAGACGCTTGGGGAATGCTAGGTCACATCCAACGAGAACCGCTTCGTGAGTCGCTGTGCAATGTATCCCCTCTCGCCCTCAGGCCTGGTCCACATATGGCGATCGAACAAGTCGGTCCATGGGGCGGGCTTGCCAGTGTAGAATCGAGAGTTGCGGAAAGGGCGAAGGTTCATGATGGGGGGTCGATACTGGTTGCGGTTGAGCTTCGTCATGTTCCCTGCCTCCGTCGTGTGGTTGTTGTTTCGTGCGTCGCTCATAGGGATCTTGTTACCGCTACCCCCTGCGACGTCAATAGTTTTTTATCTTTTTCTACCTACAGGGCTTTAAGCGCACGATATCGCTTGCATAATCGGACGAGGTAGTACCAGCGTGGGGGATTGTAGCCGCTATTATGTAGGGCGTAGCAGACCAGCCAGCGAGGGCAGATGCGGGGATAGCGGTAGCGTTTCCGGCGAGCCCTATTCGGCCCAGACCCTCTCGCGGCGCAGGCGGCGCCACGTCTCAAGGGCGAGTTCCGCAGCGGCGACCACCTCACCGTGATCCTCGGGACGGCCCAGGTAGCGGCTCGCCTCGCGGAGTAGGCGCTGGTAGGCTTCGCGGTCTGCGTGATCTATTACGCGGCGATCATCTGCCATCGGTCGCCTCTTCCGTCGATCTGCATCACGTCGAGGTCGCAGACTGCGCCCTTGCACTCCTTCCAAGATGAGACGGGGTGCAGGCTGCCGTCGGTGCGCAGGTCATACTGGAGGGTCTGCCTGATCTGGTAGCCCCGCACGGCTACGCCGGAGACGGCGCTGGCGGAGCCCCAGTAGCCGCGGAAGCTCGGCCGGCGGTAGAGACCCTCACGCCCCAGGACGTCCACATCGGTGGACACGTAGAGAGCGGGAGTGTAGCCCAACCCGTCTACGGCGGCGCCCCAGGCGTCAAGGTAGTCGCGGATTTCCGCCGGGCCTGGCGGGGTGGCCCACTCGCAGTCGCACCCAATGGATGCCCCAGCCGGGATGCCGAGACCCTGAGCGTTGCGGCCTGCCGCAAGCCCCAAAGCGCGCCCGTCTGCAGCGGTCCGCCACGGGCCGGAGCCGATCCCACGCTGCACGAGGCCGACGTACCAGTCCCGCTCGAGCAGCTCGCCCAACTCCTGAACGCTCAAGTACCTGCACCACCCGTCCGTGTTCGGGCTCTGGTCCACGCGCTCCCTGCGGCGGATGTAGCGCACAGCCTGGGTGATGCCGCATCTCTCGGCCGCGGGGGCGTACGGGGTGAGGTAGACTGGGGTGTCGATGGCCAGGCGGCGCCGAGCTCCACGGATTCGCATTGCCCTACCCTCCCTCTCCCGGTGGTGGGTACTGCTGGATCTTGGGGTCGGTGATGGCCCGCGCCGCCTCCAGGCGCTCCCGCTCCTTGTAGACCTCACAGTGGGTCTGGCAGAATCGACGGTGCGCGTCAGTCGGGTCTCTGGTCGCGGCTTCCAGCTTGTCCTCGAGCCGGTCTACCTTGGCCTGCAGGTTGCTGTTCTGGACGGTGAGCACGGCGATCTGAGACTTCAGGCCAGCGTAGACGCCTGCCAACCCCCCAACCATGACCAGAGCCGTCAACAGGTGTCCGATCCAGGCATCCATCATCGCCCCCAAGGTGAGTGAGTGATCAAGACTACCGCGCCCACCACCACTACAGCGGCAGCCCACTCGGCCGCCCAGACCACCGCCCCGCGGATACCCTGCAGTGGGATCACCGGTCGGATTCCCCCGGCCATGTGTCGTCGATCGCCTTGGCCTCGGTGTCGGTCGGATCCGCGCCAGGCTTGGCGAGCTCAGAAAGCACGCGCTTTCGGACGGTGTCTGTGGACTCGCCGATCTGTTCCGCTGCCCACTCGATCAGGGCGTTGATGGCCGGCAGGGCCACCGCCAGTGCCTTAGTCCAGTCACTCACAGGTCACCTCCGCAGCGGCGTTAAGGGCCGTCAGGATAGCCTTGCCCTTATCGGGGTACCAGTGCCCCCAGGACTTCGCGGCGCGCAGCAGGGCGCACACAGCAGGCCGCAGGAGCGTCAGCCAGTCGGGGGGCTTGTCGGCCTTGGCGCGCTCCGCGATCTGGAGGCTTGCCGCGGTCACCTGCAGGGCCGAGTTGATGGCCGGCCGCGCGATGGTGCGCCAGGCGGCCAGGGCCTCCCGGGTGGGTTTGATGCATGCGGCGCCGGCCTCGGTTTTGGGGCCGTGGGCCTTGAGGCACCGCTCACGCTCGCTTTTGGCGTGGGTGGCCAGGCCCTGGGCTGTGGTGTCTCGGGCGCGGATCACGCCGTCCAGGGTGCGCCATGCGGCGTCGTATGGACCCTTGCAGCTCGTGGCGCCGATGACAAACACGAGGCTGAGCACGAGCAAGAAGAGAGTCCCACCAATAGGGCCAGCGGCGGTCTTGCCCTTGAGGCTCACGCCCCCGCCCTTGAGCAGGGTTCCAAGAGTGCCAAGCACCCCCAGAGCGATGGCGCACCAAAGCGGCGTGGGGTCCGTCTGCGCGGCGTAGATCGTCAACCCTGTGATGGACAGGGCCACGAGCCAGCCGATCCATCCGTCGATCGTTTTCGGCATATCACTCCTCCTCCTAGTATTCCTCGCAGGGGTCTGTCCCAGCAACAACGCCAGGGCCGTACTGATTCGCGCCGCAGTTGGTAGTCTTGTCTGCTAGCCAATCCTTGACCGCTTGCGGTAGGCTGCCAACTTGCGACCATGGGATTGCGTGAGTGCAGTCTGGGCTGGCTGCCATCCTGGACCGCAGGATCGTGGGGCCATGGCACGCGTAGACCGGCATGCCGCTGTAAGACCCCATGCGGTAGCAAACCAGGATCCCGCGCTTCGTGCCTTTCTTCAATCGCCAGGCCCGAACCCCGGGACGTTGCGTCGCGTGAGTCACTGTGATTCCCTCGGCCGCATCGGTCGGGACGGCAGAGCAACGCGCCAGCCACCGCGAGTGCGGAACCTCGGCCTCGAGGCCGGTAGCGGACCACAAGGACAGCAGGATGGGTAGCAGGATGTTGATCATGGGCTTTCCACCTTGTGCTCGCAGATAATCCCCGTGCACTCCGACCCAGGCTGTCCAGACAGGTAAACTGGGTCCGTCGCGCCCGTGTACCAGCAAGCCCCCACCTCGCCGGCGATCGTGCTGGTCACAGTGTCGCCCGCCTGCCAGGCCTGCCCGGAGTCGTTGGCCCAGCTCCATGTGACAGAGCCGGTGTCTACGGCGGCCGCGGCGGTCGGAATCGTACTGAGCCCGTCCACCTCGGTCAGGGTCGGCTGCCAAACTTGGGCGGTTATGGCGGCCGAGTGAGCCATGAGATAGATCCCGCGATTGCCGCTGCCTGAAGCCACGAATTGATTGAGCTCCGTAACGGCGGCGTGAGTCTCGTGGATCAGGGTCCAGGCTCCGCCGATCGCCGTGCAGTCAACGGTCCATCGGCCGTCAGATGCTCCGCTGTTGGCCTGGATACGCAAGACGCTGGACGAGCATCGGACCCACAGCCGGAGGTATAGAGTGGCCGAGGCGGTGTACCCAGTGGCGACCACCGACTGCACGCGGCTGGTCGCGTTTGGAGAGTAGATCTCGGTCGCGGTCGGATTGCTATCTTCTGGGCTGGTTTTGCCGGGGGTGGTAGTAGCCGTCCCGCTACACGTCCAGTTTCCGGCGCAGTCGATCGCCTCGTTCCATTGCAGATGATTGATCCGGGCCTTTTCTGGTACCCAGCCGAGCCCGGAGCAGGTCGCGTGGTACGTCTTGGCTGGGCCCGCGGCGTAACAGGTCGCAGTTGCGCCGTCTGCTGTCGTGGCAAAGCAGCGCTCGCCGCCGGTCTGGGTCCAGGTGCTCACGGGATCGATCACCGAGTCCGAGCCCTGGACGTGGATTCGGACGGCGATGGTGTTCGACGGCGGCGCCGGGTTATGCGCCCCGCTGCCCACGTAGGTAAGCACGCCCGCGCCAACGGCAATCACGATCGCCGCGGCGCCGGAGTATCGCTTCCAGCGCTTTTTGATTCTCAACTTGACCACCAGTCTCTCCTACGCCCCGTTGTCCGCGTAGGCGACCACGTGGAGCTCCTGGTTGGCACCCAGGTCGGTGGGCACCCAGAATCGGGCGTATGTGGCCCCACGGTGTACCTGGACGGTCAGGAGCTCGCCCACGGTAGTGTTGCCTGTATCGTCCAGCGCGGCCGAGCCCTGGACGGCCATCGGCGCGGACTGATACCACGCCGACGTGGTCGGATCCCAGAACTCTACCACGAGTTGGGCGTCCACGTTGGCCTTGTCGCTGCCGGCCGTGTTGTACCCGATCATGAGGTACTTGGGCGGCGCGTCGGAAGACAGGGTGGTCCCGTCCTCCTTCGTCCCGACCAGTGGGAAGTGAGCGTCATCGACATTCACTCCAGGATCGTCCGAATCGCCCAGGTAGGTACCATGGACGATCGGAAACGCCCCGCGGGTGGCGCCAAGGACGGTAGTTCGGCTCAGGGGGCTGAGCCGATATCTGCTTCGGATGTTGCTCATGGCTCGATCCTATTGCGTGGCATCCCAGGACCGAATCGACGTGGCATCGAAGGTGCCCCACCGATACGCGATTCCGGTTGCATCCAGGCCCGTGGCATCGGCGCCCGCCCCGCTCACGGCGGACTCGCGCCCACTGACCTGGCCAAGGGCAAACACGGCTCCGGCCAGGATCAGTGAGGCGATTCCGCCGATGACGACGCGGCGCCACCGCTTCTTCTTTCTGTGTACGCCGCCCATGATGGCCTCCTAGGTGTCGCGCTCGACAACGAGCTGGAGGGTGGTGTCAGCGCCGAAACTGGCGGACGTGGCCCACGCTACGCGGGTAGCGCCGGCGGGCTTGACGATCTGGTAGACGTTGCCCTTGACGCCGTAGGTGTCGGCCAGGATCTGGGCCTGGCGATGGAATTTGATCCCGTTGGCGGCCACCCACTTGACCTCGCCGGGATGCGCGGGGAAGTAGAAGAACGGGAACAGCCACACGTCGGCGGCGCCCTCGCCGTCGTCCGCGGCGTTGCGAATCGTCCCGGCGAAGTTCAGGTAGCGCGGGCCCTTCTTACCCGAGCTGTTGACCTCGTAGCCGTCGGTGACCAGGGTTGGGGCGTCGGCCTGCTCGGTCAGCTCATCGTCGTAGAGCTTGTCCGAGCTCGTGAATTTCCATGAATCGCGTTCTTTGATTCCCATTTCGTTCTCCTCTCATTGGCTCAGTGGCCAGCGGTTACGGGGTTGGGTCCCCGCGTTTTTTTCTTACAGGTTCCTGCCCGTGGGCTGCGCCAGCATGCCCGGCCAGGGGAGGCGGTTGCCGTCGCCGGCGGCGCACCTCATGAACTCCATCGAGGGGCGCCCGGTCCATAGGCGCTCCACGTTGTTGGTGTCGATGCCGAACCAGGACACCCCGTCGCCACACTGCACGGCGGGCGCGTCGGATTTGAGCAAGCGCTGGCCGGTGGCCTTGTCTATCAGCAGAGTGTTCGCGGCCTCGCCGATATACAGCCACATATCGTCAACCCAGATCCCGGCAGTGGCCGTGGCGCCAGAGTCGTAGCCCCACAGGAAATCCAGGCCTGAGATGGCGTAGGCGCTGACGGTGCAGGCCGTTCCGGCCAGAGTGCTCTGATTGTGGCCGACGTAGATCCTTCGGCCATCGGACACTACCACCGCCTCGGTGACGTCGGCCACGGTCATGGCCAGGGTGGTGAATCCCACAGAGGTCCGGGTGGAGATGATGAAGGTCTCCAGGTACCACTCGTTCGCGCTGGTGTCGGCGCCCACCAGGACACCGAGGTCGCCAACGCAGCACACGGCGTAGATCGAGTCCGGGGTTTTCGTGTCGGCTGCCCCAAAAGTCAGGTAGCCGTCGTAGGTGCCACCCACCTGGTAGACGTGCGCCCGGAGCACGTTGGTGTCGTCAACGCAGATCACCCGGCTGCCGTTGCCAGCCACCAGATCGACGTCATTGGAGCCGTGGTTGGTGTAGTTGGTGTAGCTGCCATCGCTTGGGTCCACGCGCTTCAAGCCCGGCGCGGTGGTGTGGCTCATGGCCACCCACAGCCACGTGCCATCAGCGAACATCTGGGCAACGCCGGAGCCCGCGGCGCTGAAGGCCTGGCTCCAGCTCCCCGAGCTCGGCGGCTGGCCGTCGGTCGGGTCGAGGTTGTATACGGTGTCGATCAGGCCGCCGCTATTTTCCTGGGCGACGTAAAGCTGCTCGCCATCGCCGCACAGTGCTTTGACTGTATAGGCACCAGTGGGGCCCTGCTGACTGTAGGCCTCGCTCATGAGGGCCCGCATTCCAGCGGCGGGGGCGTGCACGATGAACCGCTCGGGGGCGCTTGTGGCGCCGATACCCTCGGACATCTCGGCCCATTCCCGAGCCACGAAGTCCTTGAGCCAAGCAAAGAGCATCATCCACCAGGAGAACAGGCTGTTGTGCTCCTCGGCGGGGATCGTGCTGCCGTCGTCCGACCCGGTACCCTCAAAGTAGCCATCCTCAAACCGAGCCGTAGCGGGCTTGGTCACCGCATTGGCGCCAGGATCTTCGGCCCAGGTCAGGTCAGCTTCGGTGTAAGCCTCGCCGTCAACGGTCGTCGGAAATGGTACGCGCTCAGCCATCAGTGATCCTCACTCTTACCGACGATCCGGCCGTACACAGCGGAATTGTAGCGGCCGGAATTGTAGCGGCTGTTGCCAGGGGCGGCCGAGGCCGAACCCTCAAGGACGCGCCAAGACACGCCCAGTGGGGCGGCGCGGGCCAGGAGCTCAGACAGGCGATCCCAGTGGGTGGTGGAGATGCCGCCCGAGCTCTCCACGTGCAGTGCGAAGTGGGCATGGCCAACCTGCTCGTACTGGACGTCAAGCCCGGTACCCTGGCCGACCACCCTTGCAACAACGTCCGGGTGTCCGGTGCTGTTGTTCGCCAGGATGGCGACGCGGATGATCTGCCGGTAGTCCGAATCGGACTCACCCGATAGCCGGATCACGCCTACGATCTTGCCGTAGACATCGTCCAGCTGTACGCCCTCGGCATTGTCCAGAAGGATCTCGTTGGTGATCTCCCAGATCAAATCCTCCAGGCGCTGTACCTCGTCCACGATGATATCGGTGAGCTCGCGCAACCTGGGCGAGGCCAGAAACTGGCCCAACTGCTGCGCGAGGGCAGTGTCGACATGATCTGTCACCTGGGAGATCGGTAGGCTCATGTAGACACCACCGTGATGTTGGCCGTGTCCCAACTCGTGATCTCGTCCGAGTCCACGTCGTAACTATTGGCGTAGGCCCCGGCCGCCTCTTTGACTTGAGCCGTGGTAAACACCTGGATGCCGGGGACTGCAGCCATGACGGCCGCGATCAGGCCGGCGTTGTGCGCGTCCCCGGCAAGGCCGAGCGCATCGCCCCAGGCCTCGATCGCGGCCTTCACAAGCGCGTCGCCCGTGGCCGGGTAGTCCGAGCCCACGGTGATCGCGATGTTGGCATGCATGGTCAAAGTGGTGGCCCAGTCCCACTTGACGGTATAGCTGTAGTCGTAGGCGTTGGTTACCGTGGCGGACTTGTCCGTCCCGTAGGACTCGATCCCGGCGGGCTTGTGGAGCCAGATCGTCTGGGCGATGGTCTCCAGATCGTCCGCGTCGGTGATCGTCGGATAGATCACCGTACGGAACGAGTGCGCCGGGACGCCGTCCACGGTGGCGCTTGTGTCGTTACTGATAACGTTGGCCGAGGTCACGAAGTCCAGCCGCTCGAGCGCGGCGGCCAGGCTCATGGGGATGCAACTACCACCAGCGCTGAACGTGGACTCTCGACGGGTCCGTAGTGCGGTATCCGTTTCGATCGGATCGCCTTCGGTGGCCTCGGCCGCATTGGTAACCGATGTCCACCCGCTCACCGCGTCAACGATCTCCGTGATACTCCCCGCTGCGGCCTCTACCGCGCCCGCCGTGGTGCAGGTTGCCGCCGCGTCTACCGTCCCGCCGACGCCGATCGTTGCGTCCTCGTTCAGGGCGAAGATCCCACCATCGGGCACACGCGACCGCTTGCCGGCGGCGATCACCGTGCCCGGGGTGCCGCCCAGGGTCAAGGTGGCCGTGCTGTAGGTGGCCACCTGACGGGTCAGGCCGGTAAGCCCGGCGATGTTCTCCAGGAGCGTCCCGATCGCGCCGTCCGGGTCGAATCCGTCGTAGAGGCTCTGGATCGTCTCGTAGCACTGCCCGATCGGGTCGGCCGCAACGTCCAGGATCTGACCGAGCACCTTATCGCTCCCCACCTGGGCATCGGCACCGAATTGGCTGGAGGCCAGGATCGCCTCTACCATGTTTTCTCGCACCTCTGCAGTGCGCAAAACAGTCAGGCCGGTACTATCTAGGCTGGGGCTTGTTGCCATGGATCACACCGTCAGCGATGCCTCGGCATCACCGTAAATCGTAGCCGCATAGACCGTTATTGATACATTACGGGTCAGAACGTCCCGGACGATCGTCAGGTCCGATACTTCGGTCACGCCCTCCACAGCGAGCACCACACGCCGGATCTCAGCCTCGATCGCCGCGTCCGGGACCCCGCGGCCCATGATCTGCCCGATCCAGGCCGTCCCGGCGTCGGTATCGTAGGCCCATTCCCCGAGTTGGGTCAGGAGCGCGATCTTGATCGACTGCTCCACCACGTCCTGGTCCTCGATGATCACTAGGTCGCCTTCCTCGTAGGCCAGATCCCAGGTGTCCGGGTCGAGCTTCAGATCCTTCATATTGCGTACACCTTCCCCGCGCCGATGGCGGCGGCGTTGGCGGGCTTCACGTAGGGCGGGGCCGCCGGCGTTCCGCTTGTACCCACGCCTGTGGTTACCCCCGCGTGGGTGTGCGTGCTTAGGGCCGTCTCGATCTTGGTCAACTCGGCATAGATCAGGCCCGCAAGCCCTACCCTATCCGTCGCCGTGGAGTCCCCGAGCAGGACCGAGGCTGCCGCCACCACGAGTGCCGCCGCGCTATACTGGTCCGACGTCAACGGATCCGTGACAGGCCGCAACCCCGGCAGGGCCACCACGTCAGACAGGCTGTTCCAGCGCGGATCCGCGTCGGTGGCGTCCGGCGTGCCGTTCTGTGCCCAGGCGCTGATATCGCACCCGGCCGGCTGCAGCCATACAATATCCCCCACGGCCATCGGCCCGGTGATCGCCCACCCTGCCCCGCTCGGCCACACCACGGGCACCTCCCTGCAGATCGGCAGGGGCCGAAGGGTCCCGCTTCCGTCCGTCGCCATCTGAGCCAGAGGCTTGGCGTCGCATCGCTGGGTGGCCGGGGTGTACTTCGTCACCGTGGCCGGCACGGCCCCGATCTGCGTACCGTTGGCATCGTCGATCATCCGCCGGAACAGGTCCTCGAGGGTCGGATCGCTCATTGCGGCCTCGCCTGGATCAGAGACTCCCACACCAGCCCGGTGCGGTGTGCGCGGTGTTGAATTTTTGACACCGTATAGGCGCCAGTCGCCACCCGGCTCTGGACGGACAACAGCCCCCCGGGCTTGATCGCGGGATTTAGCACCATCTTGAGGTCGATCCCCTTGTCGGTGACCGTGGGCGACCCCATGAGACCCGTCCCAGACGTCACCAGGAGCGCGCTTCCGGGTAGCGGGCTACCGATATGCAGGACCTGGAGTACGCCGTCCTGGATGGACCACAGAGCGCCCTCTGGGGCGTAGAGCTCATGGAGTACATTCCGCACCGGGGCCGCCCACGCCACCGGGCCCTTGTAGACTCGCTCAGCGATCAGCGGATCGATGTAGCCGCGGATCAGATTAGCCTGGGCCAGGAGGTCCGTCAGTACCTGGCTGCGCGTAGTGCCGGGCGGATAGGACGCGGTGAAAATCTTGTTCCGGATGATCTCCCCGCCATCCTTGGCGCTGATCTCCGTGATCTGGTCGGGCCCCTGAATCGTCGTCTTGACGCCTCGCTTGTCTATGTCTCCCGCAAAGATGGAGCTCGGGATCGGACTGCCGGCCAGGACCTGTAGGATCAGCTTTTTCTGGCGCAAGAACGTTAGCGACGTGGGCGACAGATTCCAGATCTTCACCCTGCACTTGTTCGGCGTGGATCCATTGACGGACTCGGTCTCCACCTCCATGTGAAGGTCGGTCCAGGTCTGAGCAAGCCCGGCCGGTAGGCCCACCTTGACGATCAGGCGTCTGTCCTGGATCGTCGTCACTAGGTAACCTCGATCGTGACACCGTAGTCAACGGATGCGTCCGGATAGTCCGCCTCCAGGATCCACGCTAGCTTTACGCGATAGCCTAGATCCTCGTAGGTCGGATCGGTGCCTGTGTTCGCCGTATCGATCACAACGATCTGGCCGCCGGACGGCATGCCGTCCTTTACGTGGCGCCAGAGCACCGGGACGTCGATCGAAAGCCGCTTGCCGGTCACAAGGGCTTCGCCGTCTGCATCGTAGAGATCCAGATACCACCCATCCTGCCTTTCACGGTAGGTCAGGGTGTAGCTGTATTCAACGTCGCCCAAGTCGACCGTGTGATCGTAGACCGGATAGACTTCGTCGGGCTCGTATGGGGGAATCCAGTAGATCATAGCGCCGCCGCGATGTTCGCCCAATAGGCCTTATTGGTGGGGCTATAGGGGTCCGTGGATGGTGTCTTGGTTGATTTCGGAGACGCCCCGGCCGGTGCCTTTTTCGGCGCTGCCCGCCGCTTGACAGCGCGCTTCATCCGCTTGGCTGGGACGTTGGTGTACCTCACGCCAGGGATGTCCACGGTATGCCCCTTGATCTTGACCTTCAGCGCATTCCCGGCGCTACCATCGGATACGCGCTCGGCCGAATCCAGGACGATCTGGACGGCCCAATAGTAGGTGATCAAGGTGACCGGTTGCTTGGCCTCAGCGAGGGTCTCCAAGGCCTTGTCTGCAGCCAGGAGGCCCGGCAGGTTTTCGCCGCCGATCATCGGATAGGCCGTGAGATAGCCCTCTACCTCGTACTCCTTCGGCTCCACGTACCCAAAGTCAGACACGTTGGCGCCGGCCTCGATCGGATACTTCGTCCAAGTGACCTTCAGGTCGGCCTTTTCGCTTTCCTCGGTTGCGAATTCAAACAGCGTGGTGTAAGTCGTGAGGTCGACCAGATAGTAGACCGCTTCAGCCATCACTGGACCTCCGACGTGGTGCGCCATGCGTCATTGATTCGGCGCTGCAGCGCACCCTCCACGGCATCCCCCACGCGGCGCTGGAATTCGCCACCGCTCCAGTTAGGCGCGGCGTTGACCGTCACATTCACGGGGCCGGTATTCACTGCCCGATTCACCGTGGTGTTGCCTCCGCCCTCAGTCTTGCCCACGGCCCCGGTCAGGCTGCCAATGCCGCCGCCGAGCGTGCCGAGCACACCCTTTGCGCCGAGGTTCTTAACCACCTTGGCGACCCTTTCGGACTTGTCCAGGATCCAGGCGATCGCCGTCTTGATCGCGTTGAATACAATCAAGACCCCATGCCACGCGCCCTTTGCGATGTTCGCGGCCCACGCAAAAACGCCTCCAAGGTTGGCCTTGAGCCACCCCACCACGGCGCGGAATTTTGCCGCGATCCAGTCCCATGCCCGGCCGAGATCAACCGTCTCATCGATCAGGTCGGCCACGTAGGCGATCAGCTTTGAGATCCACACCAACGGCTTTAGGAAAATTTTGAGGAACCACGCGAAAATCGGAGCTACCTTTTTCACCCACCACGCAACGAGCTTGATCACCAGCACCAGGATCTTGACCAGCCCAGGGATCGCAGGCTTCAGGGCAACGAGTACCTCGGCCAGCGCCGGAACGATCTCACTGAACGCCGCCGCAAGCGTGGGGCCGAGATCCTTGGCCAAGCCCTTGAACGTGTCGATCAGAACCTTGCCCACCTCCTGCAGCGACGCCAAGGCCTCCGGTGAATCTGCAAACATGCGACCCAGGACTGATTCCTGCCCGCTTGCCAGGCGCATCACGTCCACGATCGCGCCGATCGCCAACAACAGGATCCCCATCTTGAGCTTGGCCCAAATCGCGGCCTTGCCCATGAGCATCAGTGCGTTGGCGGCGGCCCCCACGGCGCGGGCGAAGTTGAGCAGGATCCCGCGCTTCATGTAGACCACCAGCGCCGCAATTGCCGGGGCTGCCAACTTGGCCGCGGATTCGATCTTGGCGAGCATCGCCGAAACGTTGCCGCCCTCTCTCACCCAGGAAAGCATCCTTTCGGTGGTGCGATTGATCGCCGGAAGTAGCTTGACTGCGATCTGGTTCCGCACGCCCTTCAAGGCGACGATCAGCCGTGCCTTCTGGTCGTTGTATAGCTCGGCCTGTGCCGCCTGGGCGCGGGTGTATCCGCCGCCAAGCTTTTTGAACTCCTCCATCTGCTCACGGATCCCCTTGGACCCGTTCGCAAACATGACGTTCAGTTTGGCGCCAGTGCGGCCGAACAGTTGCATGGCCAGACCGGTTTTCTTGACCCCGGCCGGCATTTTCTGAAACTGATCCGCCATCTCGAGGAACAGCTGCTTTGGGTCCTTGAGCTTCCCGGCGGCGTCGGTGACGCTAACCCCCAGTTGGGCGAACGATCGGGCGTAGGTCTTGTTTCCCTGCGTGACCATCAGGGCCCGATTGGAAAGCTGCATCAAGGACTTGTCAAGCTCGGCCTGCTGAACGCCGCTCAGGTTGGCGGCATGGCCAAGGGCCAGATAGTCGTCGACAAGAATCCCCGTGGCGTCGGAAAACTTGGCCGCCGCGTCGGCCTCATCCGCAAACCCACCGATCAGCGCCTTGCCGATCCTGTTGGCCACAATCGCCGCGCCGAACGCCTTCATGGCCCCGGTGAGCTGGGCCATGTTCTTACGGTATTTGCGGGTCTCCTTAGCGGCCTGGGACATCCGCTTTTTGACCTTGCGGACCCCCTGCTCTGTGGCCTTGAGCTTCCCCGAGTCACTCCGAAAAGTGATCTTCGTGATGATTTCGCGGAGAGTGGCCACTAGTTAGGCTCCATCAAAGGCGCCGCGGATGGCGAGGTGTGCTGCCACCGTGTGAACGTCCACGATCGTCCAGTCCACCGAAACCCGCACCGGGTCGTATCCGCCGGCTGTGACAACGAGGTACCAAGCCCACCCGCGCCACTGTCGGCCGGGCTGTAGGTGGACTTTGACCGCATTGGATACCTCTGTCAGTCGCCGTTCGGCGGCGCGTTCGGATTCTCGTTCGTCAGCGTCTCGGTCAGGTCGGCGCCGAGCCACCCGGCTGCCTGCTGTAGCAGCCCGCCAAAGCGACCTGAGAGAGCCGTCCAGAAAGGGCCGTAGTTTTCCTTGATGACCCACGCCACCACTTCGAACATCTCGGCCAGGTTGCCATCCCCGAACGCTTCATCTCGGGCCAGCGCGTCCTTGAGTTGGAGTACGTGGGCCTGGCCAGCGTCCTGAGGTCGAATCTGGCGGACAAAGTTCCCGGCGAAGATTCGAGCGAACAGGGCCGAGCCCCCGGCCTTGCGAAGCGCAGCCGGCAGGTTTACCGCGGCGGAAATCACACCGCCCCAGTCTAGATCCTCGCCGTCCTCGTCCCCGGAAAACAGGGCCGCCGTGATAGCAGCACCAACCGGTCCGCCGACGATCTCTGCCACCTCCAGGCCGAAGTCCAGGCCCGCGTCTGCTCCCAGCGGAACCATGCGGTACTCGTGGTCATTGATCGTTGTGGTGCGTTCGGTTTTAGGCATAGGACTCCCCTCCTATGGCTGGTGATTACGCCAGCCGATTCTGGCCGTGATTGATCTTCAGCCCTGCGATCAGGACCATGTACTCCACCTCCCCGGCCTCGGTGGCGAATTTCATGTCGGGATCCTTGACCAGCCGGGACCGCTCGCCGATGGCGTATGACGTCCCGTTCAGGTCGCGGACCTCGAACGGCCCGACGCCCAGCCCGCTTGCGTCGTCGGTGTCCAGGATGGCCTGCAGTGCCACATTGGCCGGGCTTCCCTGTGCGACCTTAATCGTCGCGGTGCCGCTGTTGGCCGGATTTTTGAAGAACATCGAATTGCCGTGATGGGAGTCCTTGAGCCCCCATCGATCGGCGTTTCGGGCAACGGTGATCGCGTCGCCCTCGATGAACCCATCCACAAAGACGCCGGCCACGATCAGCATGACCTCGTCCAGGTTATAGTGTCGCGCTCCTGCCATTGTTCAGGCTCCTATCAGGTCGTGATGCCGATGTTGACGGTCACCGTGGCGATCCCGCCGGTGATGGTGGCCGAGGCTTCGATCGTCGCGGCGCGGCTGGCCTTCGTCGCGGCGGACACATCGTCGATGTCCGGGACGGTCACGACAACCGAGTCTTTTTCGAAGTGACCGATCTGGACGCCGCGTTGGAATCTCCCGCCGACCTGGGCGCCGAGCTCATTCAGGCCCATCTGCGTGTATGGCACCTTGCGGCCGAGCTGGGACTGATCGATCAGGTACTGCGCCAGGTCCTCCTGAACGCGGGCCTTGATCCAGTCCTGCAGGATCACTTCGTCGATCCAGGAGCCCTCGGACGCCTTGCCGGGCCGGGTGACATCCACGCCGAGGAACGGCAGGTAGAGGTTCCCGCCGTAGCCCAGGATGTTGCTCTTGTTGGTGCTGGTGAGCACCGGGGCGGTCATCCCGGTCAAGGTCTTGTCGTAGGCCACGCTGGCGCGGTTGTCCGGGTCGGCCGCCAGGACCTGGGCCATCCATGCGATGTCCGCATACTCAGCGTCATCGTCATGCCAGAGGCTGATCCCGTGCTTGTTGCTCAGCGCCTGCAGGGTGTCAAAGTCGTTGCTCGGCGTGCCTCCGGAGGCGTCCGAGTCGTCGGACTGCACGAACCCCAGCTTGGTGTTGGTCGCGCACCATGCGGCGAGCGCCGCGAAGTTGTACTCGTCGCGGCTGGTCACGCAGATGCCGTAGAAGTCCTCCCCGGCCTCCTGGATGTCCGCGTAGGCCGCATCCAGGCTGGTGCCGAGCTCGCCGGTGGCCACCGTCTCGTAGTCGGCCGAGATGATGATCAGCTTTTTCGGGTGTTGGGGCTGGGCGTAGTAAGCCGCCGCAGCGGCCTTGCCCACGGTGCCCACGTCCGAGTCCTGCTGCACCTCGGTATTGCTCTCATAGACCCGGTAGGTCTCCGTGAATCCGGCCTCCACGCCTTCTGTGGCGATGGCGCCGACCCCGAACACGGTCCGATCCACGGACTGGGCGGTCGTATAGAGATTGACCGTGATGTCGCTGTTGAAATTCGCCGTTGCCATGGCCTAAGCTCCTAGCTCGGATCGTTCAGAGTCTCCGAGCTCGTAATGGTTTCGATCGGGTGGAGGTCCTCATCCTTTGTGGCCACCCAATACAGGTGTAGGTCCTGCGTCGCAGCGGGCTCGTGTGTCGTGTCCCGCTGGGCATCGTTGTCCTCCACGGTATCCCCGACCACATGGAGCCCGATTTCAGCCGCGCGAAGCGACGCCCGGACCGTGGCTGTATTCAGGGCTAGGTGGAGGTTGATCAGCGCGTCGGCGGCCCCGGCTCCCCAGTAAGACAGTTGGAGCGTGGTTCGACGGCGCTGGTAATGCGTCAGGGTCAGCGGGTTCGGAATGCCGTCATCGTCTTGCGTCGCGTCCATGAATGGGCGCGGTACGCTCCCGACGTTGGCGTCAGCCAAGGCCTCGAGAGTCAGGTAGTTGGCCGCCGTGGGCCGAAACGCGGTCGCCTCGGGCTGTTGGGCGTACAGGACAGACAGCCCCGTAGCCGTGGCCAGGATCGAGCGGGCGGACTCTATGGCAGTTGCCCTACTCATCGGAGCCCACCTCGGCCAGTACATACCGCTTGTGCGGGATGCCTGTGGTGTGCTGGGTGTAGTCCCGGACGCCGATCAGCTTGTAGGTGCGACCGTTCCACGTGGTGCGGTCTGCAGCGCTGCCAGTGGCAGACATGTCCGGCGCCGGGTCCGTGCCTTCCACGTAGAGCTCAAATCGTGCCGACGCCCTGGTTCCCTCATCCAGCATCTGGAGCGTTCGATCGGAGATTGGCAACACGGTACCAATCACCGTGAACGGCGTCCCCGCAGACGGCACCAGAACGCCGCTTGCCTCTGCCACGGTGTAGGGCGTCACCGTCAGGGTTTCCTGACCGAGCAGGGTCACTAGAACGGCCCCTTGTTGCCCATTCGGGGCTGCTTCGGGTCGTCGCCAGCCACCCAGGTCTTGCCGTCGAAGATAGCAGCGCGGACACCCTCGATCAGGCGGCCGGTGTCTTCCAGGCCCTTGGATCGGATGGCGTCCCTGTACTGATCCCGCTGCCACTCTGCAACATTGAGCATCTCTGTCTCGGCGTCGGCGCCCTTCATGATCCGATCGATCGCGCGGGCCTTGCGGCGGGCGCGCTCAGGCTCTGTGGCGTCCCAGACTTTCGAGATTAGACCAGACGCGCCGCCAAGCCCGTGGACGCCGGCGACCTTTGCCACCTGCGTCTTGCCCCGCTTCCTGGGATACTTCGGGACGCCGGACAGGTAGCCCATGCGGGCCTCCACACCATCGGCATCGGCAACGGCTGTCACCATTGCACCCCAGCCGCGGTCAATGTCCTGGACGTCCTTGGGCACCCTACTCGTCCTCGCCGGACTTCTTGCCGGACTTCTTGCCGGACTTCTTGGGCTTCGCGTGGACTAGGTCCTTGTCCTGGATCACCTTGCCGAACCCGCCAGCGGAATACCGCGCGGCATCGCTGGCGGACATCTTGACGATCAGCCCAGGTACCGCCCGAGGCTTGCCGCGCCCGTCTAGCGGGGCGGACTTCGTGAAAAGAAATCGGACCTTCATGGACCTATCCTTCCGCGCCCTGGAGCCATGTGGTCCGGGCGTCGTGATGCCAGTGGGGGCGGGCTGCGCGGAGCGCCAGATCGGCGCCCGTCAGCAGGCCGCCCCCGCCGTAGTTTTCAGCCAGGGCCCCAGTGCGACGCTGGGTCACGCCCAACACATTGCCCCGCTTGTAGTGGTCTCGCAAGGCGCGGATGTACTCATAGATCCCGAGCTTGACCCCGGAGCCATGGGTCACGTCCGCATCGTCCGAATCCACCCAAGTCCACCGGACGAAGTTGTCGCACGCTGCCACCGCAGCGTCGAACCACAGCCCCAGGTTAGTGTCCTCGCTGTCATCGTCGGACGCCAGGCCCACGAAGACCCGGATCGCGGCCTTGTGGTCGGCCCAGAGGTATGTGGCCGCCGCCGTGGCCACTAGTCGGCCTTGGGCTTCGCCTTGGCCTTGCGCTTGCGCTTCGGCTTTGGCTTGTCAGAGGAGGACACCCGAGCCCCGGGGCCGGGAGGGGGGGCGACTGCCGGGGCCGGGGCGTCCAAGGGCAGGTATTCCGCGAGACCTTCGCGGACGTAAGCCTCGGCCACATGGTGCGGCCGGGACAGAATCACGCCCACCTCCAGGCCTTCGTGGGTCTTGATCATCCGGATCCGCTTAACACGTCGGCGCGGTCTCATGGCTCACCTATACGGCGCTGGGCTCGGTGCTGAAGTCCAGCGCGCGGAACGCCGCGGCGTCCTTGATCATGTGGGCCCAGCCTTCCTCGTAGAGCAGGGTGGTCAGGTTCTGGATGAAGTCGTTGCCCACGTAGGACATCTCGAAGTTGGTCATGCCAGCGCGCGGGATCAGGGTCGAGGCGTTCCGCGGGTCGATCACCAGGGCGGACTGCGGAAGCATCTGCTGGGTCTCGACCACGCGCACGGCGCCCACCGACTTGCGGCCGGGCTCGTTGACGATCGAGATCGGACCGTTGCGCCCGTGGATGTAGTGGCCGTCGTCGGCCTTGGCCCGCACGAGCTTGTTCCAGTCCGACTCGTAGGCCGTCCCGGTTTCCTCGTAGTCCGTACCCGAGGACATGACACAGACCTTCGGGTAGCGGCCGGGAATGCGGCCGGCGGCGTAGGTCAGCAGGTCGGCCATGGTGTCGCCCACGGTGAGGACGGTCCCCCAGACGTCGGTGGCCAGACTGGCGTGGTTCATGAACCCATCCAGGAGCGGGGCGGTGCCAGTGCCGTAGAGGCAATGGAGTTCCAGGGACTCGCGGAGCCGCATCCGGAGCTCGCCTTGGATGTAGCTCGCGAGCTGGGGCGAATCGGCCAGGACCTGGCGGGTCAGCTTGGTGTAGACGGCGATCGTCTGGCTGGTCACCGACGCCAGCGCGTTTTCGAAGTACCCGGGGGGCTTGGTGCCCTGCTCGGCCGTCGCGGCGATGGCCTCGCACATGCACTCATCGTCGTCGGCGATCGCGAAGTCGATCGCGTCGGTGGCGAAAATCAGCGAGGTGGTGTCCGGGATGGACGCGATCTTGACGCGGCCCAGAAGCGTGCCGCTGCCTGCGGTGTAGAACCGGGCGTAGGACCCGGCCACGAATCCGGCCGTGCTGTCGACGGTCACGTCGTTGACCGGGGTTACGTCGCCGGTGATCGCGCCGTTGACCAGGGTCTGCACGAAGGAGCTCTTGCCCTTGCGCGTCCAGTACGGCGCCTTGATCGTGTCGCCGCGCACGGGCGGAGTTTTCGGAATCAGGTCCAGAAAACCCACCATCTCGGCCCGCAGGAGGTCGAAGGTCGGCAGGTAGTGGTCCTGGACGATGGCGCCCAGCTGGGTGTCGCCCAGGTTCGGCAGGGCGCGGGTCTCGATGTCCAGCCGCGGCACGTCACCGATCTGGACGCGGGCGCCGCGATCGTGGCCGTTCAGGAACTCCTGAATGTCGGCTGTGCGCTCGTTCAGCGCGTCCTCGAATGTGCGCTCGTTGCGGCCACCCTGGCGCGGGCGCTGCGCGGCGGCCTCCAGCTCGTCCATGCGGGACTCGATCTTCGCGTAGGCGTCGCGCATGGAGGTTTCCAACACGTCGTAGCCCTTGGCCTTCTCCTCGGCCGTGCGGGAGCCCTCGAGGGCGTCGGCGGCCTTGGTGAGGGCATCGGCCGTGGCCTTGTCCACCTTCTCGGCGATGCTCTTGACGTCCCGGGCCATGAGGTCCAGGGCCTTGTCCACGCGGGTCTCCACGTTGTTGGTTGCGTCGATCAGCTTACCCAGCTCGTCCCGGACTTTGGCGTCCACGCCAGGCGCGTCCATGCTTCGCTCGCTCATTGTGCGATCTCCTGTGCTGCCAATGCGAGTGCATCGGCTAGGGGGTTGTTGTCCGCGGCCGTTGGCGCGGCGTTGTTCTGCTCTTTGGCCTCGGCCAGATCAAAGGCCTCGGCGTATGCCTTGGGATTCGCGCCGAGGCGGGCGGGACTCGGGCCGAGCTCCTTGACGCCGCCCACCTCTGAGAGGTGCTCGATCTTGATCACCCTAAGCGGGTGGATGGGGTCAAGCTCGCCCCACCCCTTGATCTTCTTGGCGGCCTTTATCATGGCCATTGCTTCGCGCGTAGGCAGCACGATCCGCTCGTGGTCGGTGCCATCCAGCCCGCGCCCGCTCCACTCTGTCCACAGGTCCCGCCCGCCGGATTTCTCCCACGCATCGTCGCCAAAAAACGCGTAAAGCCCAGACTTGCGGATCACGCGCCGCCCCTCCTCCATGTATGTGCGGACTGGCTGGAAGGAGAAGGAGGCGTCAGAGCCGGATCCGGACTCGGCCCGCGTCAGCGCATCCCGGCCTACCTGGGTGTCGTCAAGGCGGGCCTCGAAATACAGGCCCTCGTCGGTTTCCTCCAGGTAAGTCACTACGCCGATCGGCTCGGCGCGTGGATCCCGCAGGGTATTGTGTCGGGAAACAAGGGGAAGCGTCTCCCCGGCGCGGAAGGCTTTCACCTCACGCGCAAAGGCACCGCGGTCTACGATCGTGTCGTAGGCGTCTAGGTTGCCGAATACCGAGGCAAGGCCGCGGATTCCGTGGGTACTCGGATCCATGCTACATATCGTAGACCCACGCGCCCGGTTTGATACATTACGGCGTCTCGTCCTCGTCCCCGTCCCCGTCCTGGCCTTCCTCGGCCGGCTGGAGCTCGGGAACGGGGACCGTGGGCGGAATCATCTGCGGCGGCGGATCCGGCTCTGGCTCATCGTCCTTGACCAAGGCACCAAGGCCTTCCTGCAGCATCTTGACCACGGCCGAAAGGTCCACGCGCCCGGCCTGGACAAGCTGGGTGTTCGGCAGGTCGAGATACTCCGGCGAGTCCATGCCGAGTTCCAGGCGCTGATTGATGTCATTGGTGGAGTAGCCCAGCTTTTGGAGCTCCAGCGCCGTCTTGACGCGCTGCCCGAAAAGCTGGTGGGCGATGTCCGAGCCCGTGAGGTCGTACCAGACCCGGACGTCCGGGCCGTAGACCTGGCTCACCAGTTGCGCATTGATCGCACGGTAGGTGTCGTTCAGGTTCGGGAATAGGTAGTGAGTCCACCACGAGATGTTCGCCTGCTCGAAATTCGCCCACGTCGCGCGGTCCAGTTGCCCGGCTACGGGTGGCGGCATCCCGATCACGCTCAGAATCTGATTCGCGGCGTACTTCCGCGTTTCAAAAAGCTCCAGGTCGGACGCCTTCGGCCCTTCGGTGACCTCGATCTCCCCGCCGACGATCCACGGCAGGCCTTCGTTTTTCGCGTCCTGGTAGTTGGCGATCAGGCGATCGTAGAGCTCATCCTCCTGGTTCTTGTTCGGACCCAGTGGAGTCTTGATCGCGACGATCGGGCCGAGCCCTATCCGGTTTCGGAGGGCAGCGTCCTGGCGCGTGGCGGCGTAGTTCTCCGTACTGATCGCACCCATGGCAGCGCGCAGTGGACTGGACCCCTTCCAGTAGCTATCGGCCCCCGGCACGGAGATGTTGACGATCTGGCTGGGATCGTACTGGTCGCCCAGGTAGTAGTATTTCTCCACCGTCTTGAGGTCGGGATCCTCTGTAGCCCCCATGCTCCCTGGGCTCAGAAACGGCACCACGGCGTAGATCCTCCGGCTCTCACCGCGGCCGACGATCTGGGGCTTCAGGTAGCAATTCCCGGCGGCGTACCGGTGGAGGAACACCAGATGCATGAGCCGGCCCCAGGACCAGAACGGATACACCGGATCTGGGCCCATGGGGTCGGCAAGCCAGACCCACAGGGGATGAGAGTCGGGCGCCTGCTTCCACGTGCCGCCACGTCTCATCTGGACCACGGGATCGAGGCTTGCCATCGTCCGGCTATTGCCATCGATCGCAACGTAGGACGCCCACGCCGATTGAATCACCTCGTCCAGGTTCAGGCCTGAGAACGTGAGCACTGGCGAGTACCAGCCGTCACCCCACGACGCGAAATAGTCGGTCCGGTCGGCGTCGCGATCCTCTGTGATGTCCCGGAACAGCCAGTTTCTGACAGTCTCACGGATGCCCATTTACTTGTCCCTTTTCATGCTCATCGTCCAGACCTGCTGACCCTGATCCTTCTCCAACTCGAGAAGGGCCATCGTCATCGTGTCTACGCGATCGTCCCGGCGACGGCCGGGGAATCCACAGACCTCCATGAACCAGTACGCCATCTCGCCGTACTCGTCCGGGTCCGGGACGTAGACGCGCCCGGAGTCAATGATCGGCGTTGCAGCCGTCGCACGCTGTGTCTTGCTTTCGCCCTGCACACTCACCGACACCACGTAGCTGGTGTCCTTGTCCGGCAACCCCAGCTCGGCCTTGACGGCGCTGATCACGCTAGGGCCGTTGGCGCTGCGTTCGATGTAGACCTTATCCGGCTGATGCTCTTCGATCGCTCGCAAGCACAGCTGGATCGTCGCCCCGACCCCGAGCTTTTCCCGGATCTGACGTATCAGATACCGATCCCGGCCCAGCGCGCCCCAGACGTCCAGCACGGCGTAGTCCGTGTTGCGCGTCGCCTTGACGGCCTTGAGGTTGTTCGGGTCGAGTGATAGCACCACCCGATCGAAGTCCTTGCGGGCCGGGAGCTCCACCGCGCCGCGCTCTTCCGCACCCTTCGTGCCGGGATGTACCCATCGCTTGAAATTCTCGCGGATGAAAATCGTACCCCCAGCCGGCATTGGATCCTGCTGGTACTGTGCGCTATAGATGATCTCGTTTTCCCGCTCCTCGGCCGTCCCGGCGTCGTTCAGGATGGCAGGGCACAGCAGTTCGCCCTCACGTTCCCGCGGGTCGGCCCACGGCTTGCCGGTAGCTCGGCGAATCACGCCGGTGTCGATCACGACGTCCTTGTGATACTCGTTCGGCAGGCTCAGGTGAACCGTGTTCGGGTGGTTTTTCTCCAGCAGATAGCCGGTGGGGTCTCGCTCGTTCAGGCGCTGCATGATCAAGATCAGCGGGCTGGCCTGGGTGTTCCGGCGCTTCAGAAACACCGAGTCGATCCAGTCGTTGGTTTTGTCGATCGAGCTCTTGTCGTCATAGGCCTTCTGGGCGTCCAGGGGGTCGTCAAGGATCCGGCAGTCGCCCCGGAGACCAGTGATCGCGCTTTGGCACGTCCGGCTGATCCGATGGCCGCCGATCGTGTTGACGAAGTAGCCCTTGGCGTTCTGACTTGAAAGCATCTCCCACTGCGGGATGAACGCCCGCTGATACCACGGGCTCTGGCACACCTCCTGCTGCCGGCGCGCATCACGCAGGACCACGGACTCGGCCGCGCCGGAGCACAAAAACTGGTACCCGGGATTGTGGGTCCAGACCCACGCCGGGAAGTAGACGCTCACCAGCAGGGACTTGGCGAACCCGGGTGCGATGTTGATCAGAAGCCACTCGATCTGCCCCGCGTGAACCGCCTCAAGGTGCTCGCAGATGGCGTCCATGTGCCAACCCCAGGTCGGGGGCTGCGTATGGTGGATCAGCCACGCGCGGCGCACGAATTCAGCCAGGCTTTGCGTACAAAGCGCCGCGTCGATACGCTCGCGGATTTCATCAGGGGGCAACCCAGCCAGGAGGGTCAGGTTGTCGCGGGCGCTACTCGTCGCCATCGTCGCCCACCCCGAACGCCGCGGCGAGCGCCACCAGCTTGTCCGGATCGAGTTGGGCCAGCGCCACGTGTGCCTGGAGGCGGATGGCATCGCCATCCTTGCCGGTGAGCTCCATGCGCCTGACCTTATCAATCCCACCGACCCCTAACTCGTGCTGGATTGCACTCAGTCGCACTGACGCCGGGATCAGTGGGCGCATGACGGGGCGCTCCACCTCCTCGCCATCAGGACCGGTCGCCATATAGGTGATCACCTTGCCGTGCTTGTCCGTGACAGGCATGGCATCGCCCAAAGGCATCCGGCCCCGGGCTATGTCCCCGTGGGCCGCTACGTTGTCTAGTGCGCGGGACAGGAACGCCTGCCGTGCGATCTCCGTGTCCCGCTCGCGGCGCTGCATGTCCTTGAGCAGGCGATCGTCGTCGTAGGCCTCGGCGCGGGCCACCCAGTTGTACTTTGAGCTCCACCTCTCCCACTGACGCACGCTTCCGGGGCCGGCTCCGACTAACTCCATGGCGCGGGCGATCGAGCGCCGGGGGCCCAGGCCAAGGTAGGCCATAAACGCGGCGTATGATTTCGCGGTCTCTTCAGGTAGGCGGAGCCATGGGCCGCGCTCAGTGGTGGGATCGGAGTCGGACATACCGGTCTTTTCCCGGATTTGATCCGGTCTCTACCAAGGTAACGGACAACTCGCGCGCTGATACATTGCGACCACCCCAGAACCCCGTACCCGGTACCCAAAATCCCAAAATTTCTACTGCTGCC